CGGTGGCCACAGTCACGATCTGGTCGTTGATTATCTGATACAGATCACCGTTGACGATATCGTCGGTTACGGCCTGCAGGATATCGTCGAAGTCAACCAGGGTCAGCCCTTGAGCTGGCACCCAGGTAGATTTTCCGTACTGGTTCACGCCCCGGACATAGTAGTAGTACCGGGTTCCTGACCTCAGCGGGGTGTCTACCAGGTACTGGCCGGTGGGCAGCTGAGTGGCGTTCGACTCGATGAGGTCGATGGTCAGCGGCACCTGGCTGCGCCAGAACTCGTAGATCGCATTCGGGTACGCGCTGAATGGCGTCAGGGTCATGCTGAATGTGCCAGGCGTCACCGTGATCGAGTCAGGCGGGGTTGGCATGAGCAGCATCGCAATCTGCACGATGCGCGATGTCCAGGAGGACGGGATGCCGCCGGCCGCTGCGCTGGCGATGGACCGCACGCGGATCGTCCATTGGCCACCGATGATGTCCTTCATGTCGAAGGACAGGGCAGACCCGGTGTAAATGGTCTGGAACCCGCCACCGCCGTCAGGAGGCATCACGTCCAGGATGTAGGAATCCACCCTGGCATCCTTGGGAGGTGTCCAGCTGATTACCAAGCCTTGGTGTTCCGAGTTGCCCGCAAAATATTTGTACGCCTCGAACGATATATCCATGGGCGGCGTGATAGGTCCGCTTGGCAGCATGCTGGTTGGGCGCTCTGGTAGCACCAGGCCCTTTTCCACCACGTCGTACTTGCGCGGGTCGTACTCAGTCGCCGTGATGCTGTATTCAGAGTTGTTGCTTTCCACCACGGAGACCACGCGGAACTGAGGCAGCTCGAGGTCGGTGCTGCTCAGTGCCCAGACCGCGCCTTGGACTGGATCCGCAGGAAGTGCCGTCAGCAGGTTGGCTACGTTGCCAGCAAACGAGGTGACCTCTACGCGCGGAACCGTACCGTCCGGCATTATGATGCTGAGGTACCAGACCCCCGTAGTCGCCTGCAGGGCTTCGGTAGGGGCTTGGTCAAGCGTGACCTTGCGCGATTCGTAGGCCATCACCCGGCCGGACATGCGGGCGCCTTGGTAATCAGGGTCAGCCAACTCGATGATATCGCCTGGACGCACGTCTGCGTGGTCAAGGGACGCCTTGTACTGAACGGTCTGGGTCTCCATCCGCTCCGAGTACAGGATCCACTTGGCCAGGCGCAGCGCCTGCCCACGCGAGCTGCACGCAACGGCCGTGACACGGGTCTCCTTCCAGCCGTACATGTCGATGCTGAGAGGGTCTTCGTAAATTTCCGGTACCGCTTTGTCCTGGTCGTTCGGGTCGTTCCACATCACCACGCAGACGGAGTGGCGTTCGCGGATACTGGTGCCGACGTACTCGAACTCGCCGTCGATCACGTTAGATGGGCTGGCGATCTTCACCACAGGCATTGGCATGTCAGCCACTGCCATCATGGTGTTGGTGCCCCAGTAGGCCATGCCGCGGAAGACGCTGGCGAACGTGTTCAGTGCGCTGATCGCGTCCTCTTGCTCGGCGAACATGGTGTTGCAAGTGAAGCGAGGCTCCATCCCCCCATAGCCGTCCTCTACCATCTCATCGCAGTACTGGCCGATGCGGTAGATGACCCATTTGTCTACGTTCTGCAGACCGGCGCCGATCACTGGGTGTGTGGCCAGGTCGTAGTAGCACCAAGCCGGATTATCGGTCCAGGCTTTTTTGAATGTGCCGTTCCACAGCCCGGTGTAGACGCGGGTTTCCGGGTCATAGTTGGATGGCACGTCGACGATGCTCAGGTCCATGTCATAGCTGCGAGAAGGCATGGTGGACCCAAACAGCTGCGAGTCTACTGTGATGCCTACCAGCGCCATGTTCGGGTAGCTGAGTCGTTCGTCAATGACCTCGTTCAGGATTGTCCAGGTGAGTTTGTCCTGGATCTTCTGCGTCTCGCTCTCTTTGTTCAGCCGGCGCACGCGGATGTCAAATGGGCCGGTCCCGCTCAGCGAGATCCGGTAGGTGATCGGGTACGGCGAAGTGGTTTTGCCTGAGATGGTGTCGGACAGCACTGTATTCCAGCTGCCCGCACCAGACCTGACGTCGATGGCCAGGGGCAGCTGATAGCCAACGCTATCGCCGTTTTCAAGGGCCTGTACCAGGGCCGCCAGTTGCACGGTGATCAGCACGGCGTCGGCATCGTTGTTGCTTACCGAACGAACAGGAGGGTTATCGAACAGCACCTCGGTGCCGATCTCGATGCTGTTCTCAACCGAGGTGAACCCCTCGATGTAGGTTTGGTCCTGGTCACCGTAACGGGTGACCATGGTTATACCGTCAAAGTTTTTGGTGCCGTCAGCGTTCTCTACCGGCGTACCGTCAAGGTACACCGACTTGAGACCGTTCCTCAGCCCTTTGATGGGGCCGAACGCAATGAGGTCGAGGATGCGGCCCTTCACCACGCTGCGAAGCGTGTTCGGGGCCTCTACTGCGACGTAGGTCTTTCCCGCGCTACCGCCGCCCCCGGCGCCAGAGATCCGGCTAAATTCCAGCTCATTTGGATATCTCATACTGCCAGACGCTCCGCGTACAGTCCTGCGCTGATAACGATGCTACCCACCCTGGCGCGCCCGTACCCTCGGGGGATTGCAACCCCCTGCGTAGACTGGTTCTTTGGCCCTGAGAACAGGAACGAGGATTTGTTTTCTTCCCGCTCGCCGTTTGTATCGGCGCCGGGGATCTTCATGGTCATCTGGATGATACCACCCACGATGAGGCCCGCGCCCGCAAAGTAGAAGGCTGTGGATGCACCACCGGTAAACGGGGCAGCGATGATCGCCACGATCCCCAGGATAATGGAGAAGATGCCCCCGTTACCGCCGCCGGCCCCGCGGATAGCCGGAAGCAGATGAAACTCGGTCTCATCACCCAGGGCCAGGTGCAGGGTGTCGTGATCGTCGTCATTGCCCTGGTCCATAGGGCCTCTCAAGACGTGCCACTCCCCCTCACGCATCATCTTCTCAAAGCCTGGAATCTGCAGGGACAGCGCTCGAAACATCTCACCAGGGTCCCTGACGTCCATCTCAAACGATTCGCCAAACTGTGCGGCGTAGCCGTGAAGGTAGAGTGTTTTCATGCCAGGTCCTTGTGGCGCATCCACATGCTGATAGAAGTCAGGTAGGGGTAGATCGGCGTAATCACAGCGCGGCGGGACGAGCTGTACGGCCGGCCAGTGCCGGGGTGGTGGTGGGTCAGGTCGTTCTCCATCAGCACGCCGCAGTGCACCAGGGTGCCATCCCGGCTGCCGTGGCTGGACAGCCAGACGTCACCTGGACGTGGCTCATCCTTAACTCTCGAGAACCCAAGTTTGGCCGCACCCTCAACCATGAAGTTTGGGTCGGTCTCCCACCACTCCCAGTTGCGGGCCAGGTCGCCGGTGTCAATTCCGTAGTTGACCAGGTAGAAGTCCTTGACCAGGGCGAAACAATCCGTGACCCCGTGGCGGAACGTCCGGTTGGTCAGATGCTCAACTTGGTCCTTGTCTTTACTACCCCACCAGATCACGCGGCCGGCACCTACCCCGTCGGTCACCACCAGGCCAAAGGGCACTTCGTTGTTGATCTGGGCCTGCATGTCCTCAGACGACGGGTATTCCTTACCGTTGCAGTGGCTGTGAACCACGGCCAGAAGACCCTCTTTACGCGCCACCCGGATGTCCTTGAGGCTGACGTCGAAGAAGTTTTCCCGGTCCTCTGCGGTGTTGTCCACCATGTAGCAGCCGGCTTTGGTAATAAGCCAAACAGATTCTTCCGGGTACGCCTCGATGGCCTGGTCACGGATTTGCTCGGCATACTCTGGAAATAGCTGCAGCATAGGGGGTTCTCCTTGGGATGCCCTAGCTTATACGGCCCACTCCTGGGAAGCAAAATATAGGTAGCGTGGGGTTATCGCCCAGGACCGTGGTGAAGTGGATCTTGCAGTCGCTGATCCTCTTGCCGCAGCGCGCTTTCGTCGGATCTGTGGTTGGCTCCCCATTCGGCAGGAACATGGCCTCACCGGCGTATGGGCAGGTCACCCCATCGTAGTTCCAGCGGCCATTGGCCCAGTAGCGGAACCGATTCAAGCAGGTGTCACGGATAACCTGCCTGGCTGGTATCTGTTTGCCCTGCTGGTCCATAGGGGTGGACAGCTCAAAGGTCATCTCCTTGCGCTTCTGCGAGGCCTTCTTCTCGATCACGTAGTGGTCGATAGGGTAGGTTGCGGAAGGGTTCGGCATGGTGCCGTCATCGAGGTACTTGCGGTAGGTGCGGATCCTTCGCACTGGGCAGCCCACCAAGTCATCCCCGTTCACGATCAGGCTGAGGAACACCAAGTCGCGCGCTGCCAGGCTCAGTTTAGGGCGAGGCGCGGTGCCGGTACCGTTCCACTCGAAGCCGTCGGCGTTGATTGGTAGCCGCTGATAGATGTTCCCGCCGAACTGGACCTCCCAGGTCTCCCCATTAACGATGGGAGTGAAGCGCAGGATCTGCTCTCCATAGGCACGCGCGTCGATCTCATAAAGCATGAGCTGCGGCTCTCTCACCAGTCGCTGGGCATCAGTTGCAATAAGGTCCATGGGTTGTCCTATCCTGGGTTGAAATCGCGTTCAAACTGTAGATCCAGCACGATGTTACCGTAGGTGTCATATGTCTTTTTAAGTGACGTGCAGATCACCTTGTACACCACTCCGGTTACAGGGTGCGCCCAGAGTACCGGTTTCCATTTTAGCCTCGGCTTTAGGAAGTCGTAGGCTGCTTCCCCTGCTTCCACCTTACAGTTGGAATAGACTGGGTTCCAGGAGTCTTTTATGGCGTTCAACCCCTTTAGCTCGCGGGCGGCGTATCCGTCTCCAAAGTTAGAGACGATAACGTCGGCATCCGGCGACTCGCTGAACCCCCAGTCGGGGGCCTCGAGTTCTACCCCTGGCGGAGGAAACACATCAGCCATTGCTCTTTCTCCAGTT